AGATTGATTTTGCGACCACTCTACCCATCCCCAAGTATAAGCATTATAAATTACACCTCCATTAGCAATAATTCTTGGCTGGATAGTCCAAGGATGCCCATTATCTGCCTCTACTCTTAAAAAGAAATTACAGTTAATTAATATAGTTTCTCCAGCATTTGCAAAAATGGATAAAGTTGCAAAAGTATCGCTTACAGTCGTATAAATTGATCCGCTTGCATACCTTTGGAAGCCATTAGAGCCAGCAAAAGCAGAAGAAGTAACTGCTTGCCCTGCAACTCTTAATGTGTCAATCTGCGCTACACCAATCTTAGCTGTAGTAATTGTGGCATCTGTAATCTTTGCTGCTGTAATTGTTCCATTGGCAATCTTAGCATTAGTAATAGTGGCATCTACTAACTTTGCATTATTAATAGTTCCATTTGCGATCTTTGCATTATCTACCGCTAAATTAGCTATTTTGGCATTGGTAATTAAGCCATCATTAATCTGAGCTACTTGTGTAATAACGCCAGATGCAGCAATCAATCCACCAGTAATTGCATTGGCAGCAATCTTATCTGTTTGAATAGCTCCAGCTTGAATCTTATCGGCAGTAATGGCATTAGCAGCAATGGCATCAGCACTAATAGCACCAGCAGCAATCTTTCCTGCTATAACTGAATTGGCAGCCAATTTATCTGTTGTAATTGCTCCAGCTTCAATCTTTGCAGAAGTTACTGAATTTGCATCTAATTTATCTGTAGTAATTGCATTAGCAGCAATTTGACCAGCAGAGATAGTGCCACTTAGATCGGTTGTAGGAACTGCTGCACTCCATCCAGAGCTTGTGTAACGATATAGCTTCCCATCAGTAGTAAGAACTGCTGTTCTGCCAACAAAGTTATCTAATGAAGGAAGTGAACTTACGACCTCTACAGGGCGCAATGAATTAGAAAAGTTAGTGCTTCCTAATGTTCCGTCAATATCAGAAGCTAATGTAGATCCATTCCATGATGTTCCTGTATGCCTATACAGCTTATTATCAGTTGTTAGAAATACAATCTTAGCTCCTGTGTATCCAGAAGGATTAGGCAAAGATGTAACAATAGAAACAGGCTCAATTCCAGCAGCAAATGAAGCTAAATTTACAGATCCAGATGTAATAGAGAAAATATCATCCGACCATGCTGTTCCTGTCCAGCGATATAAAGCATTAGCAGTTGTGTCGTATTTAATCTGACCTACGAAATCACCAGATGCAGGAAGTGTTGCTACAGGCTCAATACCATAAGCACCAGCCTCACTAAACAAATTCATTACCTCTTGGCTAAATTGATCTGAGTCAATAAATGCTGTAGTTCCAGCAAACATGGCTGTATAGTCTGATCTATTTCCTGATCTATCTACCGATCTAGCCCAATAGTAATAGGTTATGTTAATCCCTAATCCAGAATCAACATAAGATGTTCCTCTTACATTGCCAATCTTTTGTGCAGAAACCCTGTTATTAACAATATTTCTAAATATTTCAACATAATCGAAGTCTGTATCTGAAGGGTTAGTCCAGTTAAGAATTAATTGTTTATAGCCAGTTTTAACAATAATATTGTCAATTAATGCAGGAGGCGTTACATCACCATAGGATGTATATTCAATAGTAATAAAGTCAGATTTAACACCAATAGTATTGATAGCTCTTACACGAATACTATAAGCAATTCCTGTTGTTACAGGGGCAATAGTAAATACTCTTTGACTTGTAAATCTTGAGTTATAACCTACATCAGCATTTGGGATTGGATCTGTAATAGACCCATAATCAAGACCAAATGTTTCTGTATCAGCAATAGATCCATAATTTTGAGTAACTGTCGCTGACTCAGAGATTAATCCCCAATCAATATTTCCTGACCCACGAATCCATTGAACTTCATAATCAGATACCCAAGGAGAGTCAGGCGCATCCCACTCAAGAATGATCCCAGTTTGAACTACACCATCTTCAGTAATTACAGATTGTGAATCTGCTGTAATGTTTATAGGAGCATCAATAGTATATAAGCCGTCTTTACCACCAATGTTTTGTGATAATTCTGCTGGAATACTTCTTTTACCAATAGAGTTGATTGCACACACTCTAAATGTATATGCTCCTGCTATTGCATTTGGAATATCTACTGATACTGCTTGAGTATTTGGAAGTGTTACATAGTTATTATCACCAACCTTGTAAGCTACTTCATACGCTGTTGCACCTACAGATCTTAGCCAAGATAAAGTAACTGTGACTACTGCATCTGAGCCAACATAAAACAATGCTTCATCTGCTGATAATTGCGTTGGAGCTAAAGGAGTTGTAGATAAAGCACTAATTGTTCTTGGTGCTAACTGTATTCCGTTCTCAATTTGAGCATATTTATTAGGATTATGTTCAAGCGCAGATATATTAAATCCATCTTCTGCTTCAGCAATACTAATTACTCTAAATAATTGTGCAGAAATGCCTACTGTTTCTACAATCCATACTGAATTGACTTGAGGAACATCTGTAAATGTAGAGCCAACAGTAATAGTAAAGCCATCTACATCAGATATAGTTCTTGTTTCTAATGTTCCGCTTGGCATAATAACGGATATTGAAGATCCAATTAATCCAGATACACTGCTTAAATCTTGGTCTAAAACGATGTCGTAAGCTGTAGAAGTTCCAATGCGACCACCTCTACGAACTCCTGCTCTTAATTGATCTGAAATCTGAATAACATCTGAAGGTCTTACTAAATTTCCATCAAGACCAACCTTAAAGTTTACTAATTCTGTTTCGGATTTCTCTGTATATAGAATCCAACGACCTACACGATTAGCTTGACCTCTTGATGTGCAGCCTACAGCAATAACTTCAGTTTGGACAATTCCATAACGAGTCATTGCTTCTGCATCTTCTACATACTCAACCTTTTGCTTATAGAGATCATCTGGATCATTCCATGTAACAAGTGCTACAGTATGGCGAGCTTTAAGTGCGCTACCAGAGTAAACAAAGTCACCATCTACTACATTTGAATTGTTATATTGAAACACTGGATCTGAAGGAGAGTCTTGACCTACTGAGATAGCACCACTAGCCCAATATGGCATACCTCTAAAGATAGAAGCCATATTATTAATTACTGTATAGGCTTCCTGTCTTGTTTGTAGATATAAGTTACAGGTAAATCGTGGCTCTGTACCACCAAATCCATCATCTACTAACTCATCACAATACTGACCAATAGCATATAAAGCCCATTTATCAACTTGTGATTCTGCAACATAACCACCTAAACCATATCGTTCATTGGTTATTAAGTCATAAAAACACCATGCAGGATTATCGGTCCATGCTACATTAAATGTTCCATCCCAGATTCCAATATAGGTTTTTGCTATTGGATGATAGTTGGATGGGATCTTTACTTTTAGTAGTTTTAGATCATAAGATCGTTTTGGAATGTTATCAAATTGAGAGGCATCAATTCTTACTCCAACAATAGCTGAGTTTGGATAGCGAAATTTACCATCAATAATTTGTGTGTAAGATTCAAAATATGTATCGTTGCTTAATGCAGAGCTTGTTGAATCATCTGTAATCCTGCGTACACGAATGTCCCAAGGAGCAGAACCAGTTAATTCAATCCGAGTAGAACGCTCATATTTAGATGTAGTTTTTCCAGAAATAGTCTGAACTGACTTTTCTACATAACCACCACCATTTGACTGAAGATCAATAGCATAGGAAACAGATGTTCCGCTAATATCGCCATTGGTAGTATTTTGGCTAGTAAGCCTCGGAACTGATACACGAACACGAACCGCATCTACATCAGTATCTGTAATCTGGCGAACAATATTTGAAGTCTTTACTAATTGTGTAGATACAGCAATTTCATTCTCTACCGCTGGAAATCCTTGAATATAGGATTGTGCTTGAGTGCCTGTTACAGATGTAACTGTTGCTCCAGTAAAGTTATACGAATTATCTGCATTTTGTAATGGAGTATCATTAAAATATACTGACTTTAATCCATCAGCTAAACCTTCAATTTCACCTTCAGCAACCAAATCTAATACGCTGGCATAAGCGATTGATCGCAATGAATCTGGTGATTCTTGGGCTACACGACCACCGCCACCACCGCTATTTTTGTTATTGCCACCAGCACCTTTAATCTTCTTTGTCATGCTAGTTCCTCGGCTACTATTCCTGCGCTAATAACGGCACTTCCTACTATCATACGACCATATCCTACTGGAACTGGATAACCTTGAGCAGATGTATTTACTGATCCATTAAATGCGTAAGAAGGTTTATTATCAGGTTTATTATTATCATCACTGATGTTTGTAGATGGCATTGGAGTAAGCATTTGGACTACTCCGCCAATTGCTAATGAAGCACCCAATGGGATTAAATAAGAGGCATAAGGCGCACCAAATGGGGTCAATGCAACAGCAATTAAAGCTACTCCCAATATAGTTTGGAATATCCCATTTCCTCCAGCACCTTGCAATACTGGTACAAACTTAATTACATCTTTTCCACTTGGATTATGCAAATCTTCTAGCTTCTGATCTTCTTTGCCTACAATTACACGATATGCAATACCACGCTTTTCTGATTCAATTAAATGCTGTTTAAATGTTGGGAAATTAATACACAAAGCCCTAACAGCTTCTGCTGGATTAGAAATATCAAATTTGTAGCTCTTACCGAACTTTTTACCTAATTCACCAAGCAGTTTAACTGTTTTCATATCGGTAATACCCAGTTGTATTTTTAAGCCAATATCCACCAAATACATCTCTGGTAGATAGTCTATTCTGAATGTGGTGCAAGATTACGCCATCGCCTAAGTATAATGCCCCATGATTAGGAACGCTACTACTAATGGTCATTAGAATAACATCACCTGTTTGCAATTCCTCTTGTTTAATAGGCTTAAATCCTACATTTAAAATGTTATCCAAATAAAGGTTTTGACCAGCCTTCCACCACTCATCATGCCTATCAAATTCAGGAAGCTCTATATTGCGTTCCTGTTTATACCAATCACGAATAATGGAGTAGCAGTCTAATATGCCATGAGTCCACTCTCTGCCCACTAATGGAGCGATATATCCTGATGGCTCTAAATACTCCCAAACAAGGCTAGGATAGCCAATAATGAACCAAGGTAAGCCAGATGCCTCACAAGCCACTAAATCAGCCTGTGACGGCTTTGCGCTCATATTTGGATGGCTATGTATAACCGCTACTATTTCTCCTGCTGTATCGGCTTTATCGTAGTCCTCTGGGTCAAGAACAAAGTTATCTGTTCCTACTCCCAAGTTATTACATGGAAAGTATTTTTGTTTACCGCTTACTATACATACTAAACCACAAGACTCTCTTGGATTTTCTTGTTCTGCATGAGCAATAATTTTGTCTTGAACAGATTTATTTAGTTTCATTTTACCAAGCCAGCAGCAGGGAAACCGCCATATGGAAGTTCTGCATTAGTGCCAAATCTAGCTTCACAAGATGACAAACGCTTACCGCATACATCTGCCGATAGCGTTCCTACTGCTACATCGTTAATATCAAAGTAAGCCGTTCCTGCATAACTACACTCTGAGCCACGATATTTCCAAGGGCAAATGTTTTGAATGATCTGCCTTCTAGGTAACTGGACTCCTTGAACATCAAATGAAGATGCTAATTCAAATTCAACAACTTGTTTATTTTCTGTTATTTTTCGTTCAATAAAGTAAACATCGTCTGGAAACTCTGCTGTTGAATCAGCATTAGGGTTTACCCCACCAGAAAAATTGACTGCATCTAAGTATTTAGCCATTGTTCTCTTACGAGTAACTTTAGCCCCTAGCAAATCGTTATATGCCAGTACAAGCGTAGTAATGATGCTAGTTACATTGGCTACACGCATTGTTGGTCTAGGAATCTGACCTTTACCATTAAATTCAAAGCCAGTAATCTCAATCGGAAATGGTGAATATGTCTGAGCTTGCCATACTACATTTGTAGTTAAGTTATTTGTTCCAGCATGAAAATAATAGATTTCCCCTCCAAATGGAGTGGCATCTAATTGAAATAACTCAATGATGGAACTTGGCTGTAGCTTCTGTAGTTCCGAGGTAATTTTTTTTGGAGTAGTCATTAGATATTGTCAAATACTTGAATAAAGGTAGCTTGAATGGTATTGCCATTGTATTTATCAATAGATTTTGACCATTCTTTGCATATATATTTACCAGCAGATTGATTATATGGAGTCCAGTCAAATGACTCTACTCCACCTCTAGCTATCAGGAAATTATCAATTGCTTGTGCATCTGTATCTGAGCGATTAGCAAATGTTAAATCCCACATCTGAGGATTATTATTAATCCCAAATGTAGCTCGTTGCTCATACCCATCACCAAAGCTAATTGAATTCACTCTTGGTGCTAATTTCTTAGTTGCTCCAAAATCAGGTATATATGAAAATGTAGCCATTTTATGCTCCGCTTAACAGCCCGCCATTGCGCTGTTCTTTAATAATAGTTGCTTTAACCACATTTGAAATTAATGCTCCAAGTTTAGAGGCGTCTTGACTATTGGGTGTAGAGCTATCTTGACCGCCACCAGTGCTTACATTGACTGTAACATTGTTTATATTTCCACCGCCAATTCCACCAGCAGGAGGCTTAACTAGCTTATTGGGAACTATTGGTGGATCATTGGCTGGATCTGCTGCTGGAGGAGCTTCAAGCTCTTTTGGGTCTATCACAGCACCATCTGGAACTAGCTCATTCGGT